TTTTTGATTTAGAAATTTTAAATATATATTATTACAACCTTTCGTTCTTCGATAGTCAATAAATGATTGGTCTAATTCGGATAAACTTTTTTTAGTAATACTATAATCAGAGTTTAAATAATAGTCATACGCTTGAAATCCTGACCATACGGGTAATTTTTCACTTAATCTTAATAATTGATTTGGAAACATTTTTTGATTGATTTCATTAACCCTATTACCTCCTCTGATGAAGCTTTTTATAAATTCAATATTAGTACCCGTATTTGATGTTATTGATATTTTGACACGGGTAGAATTGTTGACCTCCCCGTCGGGTTCATTCATCAAACTTTTAATGATGCTCTGTAAATTAACTGTTGTTTTAGAGCTTGAATCTGCATAACATGTAAACACACTACTTACTTTTGAATTTGATAAATTTGTAAGAACTATTCTATAATACAAAACCTGTTCGTTTGCTTTTATTGTTAGCCAAATATCATTATTAATCAGATACCCATCGTAAATCATATCCTGATATATTATCATAATAAATTTTGTTTTAATTGTTTTACCAATAATTTTGAAATCTCAAAGGAATAAAAAGTACTTAATTGAGTCTCAACATATTTCCTACATTCTTGGCTATTCAACACTTCAAGTAAGTCTGTGCCGTCTGGATAGTAATCAGTCCCTTCATTTTTTATTTTTACAGCCACCGCCCAAGCTATGCTTTTAGCTTCATTACCCCCGATTCCAAATTTTGCATTTACCCAAGGTATTAATGCTTGAACTGGTGGCATCTTACCAGGTTTACGCCCATTAACTAACCAATAAGTATAATCCATCCCCCATATTTCTCCATTACCATTTATAGCCTTAGGTTCTAAACTATTCAACCATTTACCAGTCGCATTCATTCCGAGACTTATAAACTTAGGCTTTAAGAATAAATCTATCACTCCATGCATCGTTTGAGTTATTAATTGGTCAGGTATTTTTGATATTGTCATAATTCAGATTCTAAAAAGTCACATCCATCAGTAGTATCGACCTCTATCATTTTAACAGAATCTCCTAACTTAAATAATTTACCACATACTTTACATTTTACAAAATAAGCAAAATATCCGTCGTAATGATTATGATGCCCACAATCACAATGAACATCTATGCATACGTCTGTTCCTTTCCATTGTATAAAATTTTTCATATATTTAAATTATTTGAGTAAATGTATAATTTATTTTCCAACCACTATAAGCCTTGTCGAGATAGTTATAAATCATAGTACCTTGAGTCAAATCTACATTTACATTTGTCTTGCCAAGTATCTCGCAAGTATCTAAAATGTTCCCGCAGCTTAAACATTCTTTAATAGGTTTAAATATCTCATTCCAATTACTCTCTTCGATACAATGTCCTTTTATTTCATTGTAATTATTTACACCTAATGGGGATTCTTTCAAACACCATAAAGAAAATGAGTCTATACATTGATGAGATGTTGTTAGTCCGCTTTGATTTCTTACTATATTTTCTTTAAACGTTAAGTCAGTTAAAAATACTTGAACACAGCAAGAATTTTCTTCTTGAACAATATTTATTTGGCTACTCACCAAAGGAGCAGAAAATTCCCAACAAAAATTGCATTTGTTTTCACAATTCCATAGATCTACTTGTTTCTTCCAAAAATCTACTATGTCCATTAGTTAGTTTTTTTTAAAATTCTATCTTTAAATTTAGGATACCAATCATATATGCCTCGATAGTTATTATGAATTTTTGTAACTCCTTTTTTATTACTGTAATCTGTTTTTATTGTACATTTTTCTAAATCTATAAAATCATCAAAACACATAGGTTCTATATTATGTGAAGTTCCCCAGTCACAATTTAATATTGGAAACTTAGGATTTTTATTAAATCTTGAATTACAAATTAATGGCTTATCATTATTTAACCCACTAACAGTCACAACATAATCTAGCCAAACTTTTATTTTATCGTCAAAAGATAATTCAACTATTTCATTTATCAATTTTATGTCCATTACTTTTTACCTATTGAATTTAAAATAAAGCATACACCGATAATATAATAACAAAATATTAAAAACGTACTTATAATATCCATATTTATTTTATTTTAGCTAATTTATTTTCAATACCACTTTTTACAACTTCCATGTATTGCTTATCAAAAACAATATTGTAAGGAATATTTCTAATTAAATCATACTTCAAAATATCTCCACCTGATAAGTTATCCAATGTATTTAAAATTCCAAACTGGTCTAAGTTATTTATTCCCGCTTGCAACATCTTCGGGTTTGGGTCTGACTTTAAATACTTAATTTCTAAATCTTGAATAGACTTCATTTCATCTATTATCCAAAGGATAAAAGACATTGCCTCTCTTACTGAAATCTTTTGAATATCTATTAAGAAAAAGTTATTCCCTCTATCTTTTAACATTAAAAGAAATAGTTTCTCAAAATCATTCCTCTCGAATAGTTCAGGGAGCTTTTCTTTTAAAATACCCCATCTTAAAAAAATTAAACTCTCGAAGTCAAAATTAAGTAATTTTGAGCTACGTTTGCCGTTTTTTATTAAAAATTTAAAATCTTCTTCAGTTATTTGTGAAAGTTTTCGGTTTAGCATATCAATCAATATATCTGCCACTTATTAATTTTGGTTTTTGAACACCTATCAAATCCCAAAGTACGTAGCCTATTGTATCCAGATGGTGGTTGTAGTCATCGATAGGCGTCTCTGATTTTCTGTCGTGCCAAACATAATTATTCAATTCTTTTACTATGTTGATACTATCGGGGTCAACAACTATTTCCCAGTCTTGCAGTAGTGCAATCCTGTCAATTATCTTTGGCTTGCTTATTCCTTTTATGTTTAGCCCCCGCTTTTTTAACTCAGATATAAGTCTTGGTTCAGCACTGTCTGCAATGATTAAATTATTACCGACATATCTTTTGTTGTATTCAAATATATCGGTCGTGCTTAATTTTGGCGCATGAACACATTCTTTAACGAATATCCTTTTATTCTTTGAATCTATTGAACACATGTCCAAAGTTGTTGGGTCGATACTAAACCCAAAGTCTTGCCCGAAGACTATCTTTGAATGTTCTTCAAAACTACCAATTCTCCAATTAGTATAAATTACGCCTTCAGCTTTACTTAGCCAACCCCCAAGTATTTGGTGATTATATTTTTGTGGATTATTTAGTTTTATATTTTCAATCTCATCTATAAAAGACTGACTTAAATTTTTAATGTTGTCAATATAAGTGGTGTGTATATAAGTAACATCTCCTTTAATCCCGCAAAAACCCTCTTGTACTCCTTTTTCTTCAAAAAATCTCTTATAAACCCAATGCTCTTTTGTTGTCGGGTTAAGAATAAGTATTACTCTATTTTGCTTTCCTTTTTTTCGTACGGATAAGTTTATTTTATCGAAAACACTTTCATCATGTTGCTCTTCCATCTCATCCCCTGTCCAAGTTGTTACACCTTGTAACCCTTTCAATTTTGCTGTCTGGTCTCCAGAACTGGTTTTTATACCTCTGAACATTATCTCACTTCCAGATTCTAAGTTTTTTATTTCAGTTTTTTTTATATCAAACTTTCCGTTCAATTCTAATAAGTCAATCTTTTCTTGAAACTCGGGTATAATTGATAAGTGAGCAGATGACATCGTTTGACGGGTGAATAAAATTTTATGCCCACTTTCAAAAGACAAAAAGTTTAAGAATCTTGCAACTTCAAAAGATTTACCACTACCGCGACCTCCAGTAATTATAAAATATCTTGTTTTATTGCCAAGCGCGTTCCATATTTTATTATGCCTCGCTATCATAAATTTTTGAAATATCGAAGTTTTTATTTGTATTAGTGTTTTCGCTCTCAATATATTGCATCGAAAGTTTTTTATGTTCTTCCGGAGTAGCCGTCAGTTTATAAAGTGCCATCTGAAGTGCGGGCGCATTTGAATTGTACCATTTTGAACGTAGTGATACTTTTATTGTAGTGCTATTAACTTCCAATAATTGCTTTAGCTCGTTAAATTCGGAAGAATTTACTGGGAAATATTGGTAAAAAGTAGGTTTTGAAATTGGTAAAAAAGCAACAATGTCCTCTATAAAAATTAATTTATGCTTTACAATAACTTCTTTTGCTTTTTCAAATATTTTAACTCTATCGTATGCCATTACTTCCATTCATTAGTTACGTCAATTCCATTTCTTTTTATAGTTAAACTATCATCAAGTTTAATCATTCGCTTTACTATTACATCGCAATACTTTGGGTCTAATTCCATTCCGAAACATTTACGTTTAAGTTGATGCGAAGCTACCATTGTCGAACCACTACCTAAGAATAAATCAACTAATATATTCCCTTTGCAATATTCTGTAATTAATCGAGATAAAAGTTTTGAAGGTTTCATTGATGGATGAACTCTATTTCGTGCTTCTTTTGGGTCGTCTTTGCTTAAAAATCCAAACCACTCAAAATCAAAAACTAATCTTTTATGTTTACTTTTGCTCCATAATAACTCAAATACATTTCCTATTCCTTTTTGCTGTGCTTCGCTACTTCTTTTATTCCAAACAAACCAACTTCCATCCTTTCCATAATTAGGGATTAAATCAATAAAATAATCTGCACCCCATATAAATATTTCTTTACAATAATTAAAATTTGCAAAAATTGTATTTATTAATTCGGGTGTAAAATCTTCATTATCGCCAATTATTTTATCATATTTATTCCCTTTCTTATTGCCCTTAAAACCTATACTGTTTTCACTTTCTTTTATTTGGGAATAATCAGTATTTAAAAACATTCCATAAGGCGGGTCTGTAAATACCATATCCGCTTTATTACCATTCATTAACTTTGCGACCGTATCACTACAAGTGCTATCACCACACAACAATCTATGCCCTCCAATCTCATATAAATCACCTAAAATGGTTATAGGTATTTCGGGAGGTGTGGCATCAAAATCATCTTCTTTAGCTTCAAGTATTTCATCAGTTTCAAAAACAGGAATATCAACTCCCCAATCTTCCAGTTCCTCTACATTCCACTCATTCGCTAAAAGCTCCCAGTCCCATTCCCCACCACTTACATTATCTTTAATCAGAAACTCTCTTTGTTTTTCTTCAGACAAGTCAGTTATGAAGATAGGTATTTCTTTTAAGCCTGCTTCTTTGCAAGCTTTATATCTCATGTTTCCACCCAATATAATCATATCCTGATTTACTACTATTGGTCGGATATTTAACATCTCTGGGAAATTCTTTATAGATTCAACTAGCTTATTGAATTTATCATCCTTAATTAACCGAGGGTTATTCGGATTTACTTTTACTTCACTTATTTTAACTATCTGCATATAGATATTATTTCAACTAATTTTATCGCCTTATAAGAAAGTATCTCCTTTGCTCTTTCTTCAGAACATTCAAATACTTCGTTCTTAAATACTTTTTTATCTAGTTCCTTATCAAAAAAATTAGACAAAACTTTTAATTTTACTTTCTTCATTTTTCTAATAAATTAACCCAGTCTTGCTCCTTACCAAGTTCTTCAAAAGCAGGAACTATGGGTATTTCATTTATGATTTCATTCAAATTAATATTCTTCATATCAAAAGGAATTATGTAGCCATTTACTTTGTTTTTTATCTGTTCATTTCCGCTCGCAAACGGAGTAATGATACAAGGTGTTTTAACCTGCATCGCTTCGTAAACAGAATATGCGAAACCCTCTGTATCGGACAACTGTACCAAATAATCGGATTTGTTTATCTCATTAAATGGCTCTCTCGTAACTCCTCTGAAAAAAACATTTGGACAATATTTGAAACTACTAACTACTTGCTTAGCATAG